CGTTAGACGTACGGGAAGCACTTAAGTGCAACAATACTCCGCTAGGTGCAAGAAGTACTCCTCTGAGTATTGGTACAGCATGATTTAAATTTAACCCGCCGGTAAACTCTCCAGCTGCGCCGGCTGTACCTCCGGCTATTGATACGTTAGCTAAGTTATTTGCTATCGTTGTATTTCCATCATGTCCTGCTGTAGCTTGATGTATTCTAAAAGAATTTGATCCTAGCGCTCTAATTATTAATTTATCTTTAACAGTCGCTTTAGCAGCAATAGAAGAACTTAATCCAGTTAGTCCGTTATTAGCACTTCCAACAGCAAACAAAGAATCATTTTGAGTTGAACTATGACCGGTGAACGTGGCTGATGTACCGTCTGCAGTTGTGAGGGTTATTGCTTGACCTGCAGAGGGTGCACCAGCGGATGTTATTGTGACAGAAGCTGTTAAGTTTCCTATTGATGCTTTTTGAATCCCTGCATCACTAAATATTGTTGATCCAAGCGATTCTGACATAAAGCACCCAAGGAAATAAGCTCTACCCTCAACTGCGCCAACTCCAGAGTTAGCAAAAGCGTTGTCACCAATTATACCGCTTTCCTGCACAATTCTACCACCAACAGTAAAACCGGCATTTGTAACTGTTCCGTTAGAGTTTCTTTGTTTTCCATCACCTATACCTAGGACACGCATGTACGTCACAGCCTGCGCGTTTGTCAACCACTGGCTTACTGCTATTGGTCCAAATTTTTCACCATCTGAAGCACCATATGCTGTTATAAAGTCGCTAAAGTTTGCAAAAGTGAGAGGTACAAAAGCTGGTCCCTCAAGTGCAGTTCCAATAATACCTGCAGGGATACCAACCGGTCCTAACCTTGTGGGTTGTGACAAGTCAATTTCTCTTGTTTTTACTCCTGCTGACTTAAATGTTATTTCTGCCATAAAATTTCTCCGTTTATCTTAATTATTCGAAACTTACGCCTGAATTGGTAATAATGAAATCTATTGCAATAAATTCTACAGCACGTGTTGGAACCAACACAATTTTTCCATTTAACCTGTTCTGTTCAATGTCTAGATCAGAATTGTTGCTACTATCCATAACAACCTTGAATTGATCAATACCTTGTTGAATTTGTATTGTTGCAAGTTGAGGTGTTACTTCTGCAACAAATCGAGCACGAGTTCTGGGCGTATTTTGTTCAAAAATTAAGTTGTTTGCAATGTTCGATACGATTCTTTTTACTTCAAGTAACATTCTTCTAACGTTTACTCTATCTAAAGCTGATCGATCTTGTTGTAATGTTTTTTGTCCAAAAATAACAAAACCACCATTTGGAAAGTTTGCTATTGGATTAATACGAGATTCATAAAGTATGTTTCTATCTTCAGCATTTAATCTTACTTTTGTATTGACAACGTTTCCTAACGCACCCCTGTTAAAACCTGCAGGTGCAAACCATGGGTAAGCGATAGTATCGTTATAACCTAAAGCTTTTAAAGCAGCAATAGATGCTGGAAGATCAATAATCTGTCTATTAACTTCATCATTAAACGCAACATCTGGAAAATAAGTGGCAACGTAACTATTGTCAATTGCTCTAGCGTCAAACGTTTCAACTGTCTCTTGCACGCTTGGCCTCCTCGTACTGTATATTCTAACACCATTGTCATCATAAGCAGGTATTTCCATCAGATATATTGCTTTACTATAATCTCTAGTCAGATCAGACACAAAATCAGTGACAAATGGTTCTCGTATACCAGGAATTGCAACAATATTAACCCTTGAAGAGAAAGGATCTGTTATTATTCTTGCTGCTGTTCTGTATGAGTTAATAATATTGTTGTCTTTACCAGTTCCAGCACTAGCTGCAGCATTTAAATTTTCGTGTGTAAATACACCATTACTCTTGTTTGCCTTACCTTTCGCATCAACTGATGAAGCCCTGTCGTTCATTAAGCGATTATCTGTATCAAGAATATTAAGCCCGTCAAACCCACCATGCAAGATATTAGTAAATTTTGCGTAGTCTATAAATCGATTAAAATACTTAGCATTTCTAGCAGCTGCAAGAGTTGCGAAAGTTACTCTTTGAATGCTTCCGTTGTCATCTAATATTGTATAATTCTTTGTTTCGTTGACACCGTTTCTTAAATAAGCAGCTTCTCTCATATGATCAACAGCTGCACCTGTCATAATAGTTGCAATCGATCCTTCTATTGTTGACGTTGTCGCAATTTGATTGAATAAGGCAACTCTTGCTAAGCTAAATTTATTATTGTTGAATGAATCTGCAGCTGAGCCTGTTGTTAAGGTATCTAGTTTAGAGATACCTAGTAACTTGCTATAGCTTTCTAAAAGTGGGTTTTTAGTTGATGATGCATTTGAATGTAGTATTGCATCTCCGAAAGCTCCTGTTAGAGGTAATTTTTCTAGTTTAATACCCCAGAAGTATCTGTTATCACTCAACTCTAGAGCGCCTGGTTGCCCGGTAAATGTAGGTGCTGATGATCTAGTAACTGCGCCTCTTGTTGTTTTAAACCTAAACGGGACAGGTGGTAATATAGATTGAACTAAATCTACACCTGCGACACCAGAAGAACCGGTTAATAGAGCTAATCTATGACTAGTAGCCACAGTCCGCGACCCACCAGTCAAAGTACTGTCACTGTCAGTTAAACTATCATTTGTTTTTAAAAGTGGAATTCCACGAAAGCCAAATGGTAAGGAATTTTCAGGAATAAGTGAATCTTCAACTTGTCTATGCATAACAATTCTAACGTATTGTGATCGGTTAGGACGTTTCCCTTCAACGTTAAGCCTTCTTTCAGACTCAGTTGAGGCATCAAAATTGTAAAAAACTTTCATGTCACCAACTTTGTTAGCCACATAGTTTTCATCTTTCGGATTCAGTGTACAGAGAGGAAATTGTTCTAATATTCTCATATCAGTGTCTGTATCATTATAGTCTCTAACTAAAACTGTGAACGAACCAAAGTCTGTTCGCTTATTAGTTGATCGTTTAATGTTAGATATCGAAATCTTTACTCTTTTATTTCCAACTTCTCCATCATCAAGTGATTCAAAATGAAACAAATTATATTCTTTTGTTCCGTACGGTTGGGAAATAAATGACGTTGTCTTTGCTGTCGTGTAACGTGTATCAAATCTTCCAAAAGCATCTCTAAAATTAAGAGAAGAATCTCCGCTATTTCCACTTGTCCTTGCTGAACCTGATACAACACCCACTGTGCCCTTAGAAGCGTTGTATGTGACACGTGCTAATTCATCTTCAACTGTAAAGTCAGCGTAAAACAAATGTTGCTCTGAACCAAACTTATCTGGGTTTTTGTTTAAAAACTTACCAATATAGTGATTACTTGTTGGGTTTAATGAAGCTGTGTATATTCTAATACCTGCATTTCCCTCGTGACTTCCAAAGTTTGAACCTATTGCACTTGATAATACTAATTTAAATGTTCCGTCTGTTGACACCCCGGAGTACTGCGTAATTTTTGCCAAATCATCAGATACGTTTCCAGGACTATAGGATAAATCATGATCCAAAACTTGGAATCTAGATCCGGTTGCTGTTAACAACATACCCCTGACTAGGCGAATTGATGTTGACGTATCAAATGAATCACTATCAGTAAACAAAGGGTACCCTGCTACTTCGTTTTCATTGACATCGTGAGATGCTACAATAAACTGAATACTTCCTTCATGCCGGGCGTCAGTTCCGTCTCTTGATGTTACAGTTGTTCCTTTAATGACAAAACCAGAATTTTTTACAATCCCCTTTGTAAGCGTGTTGTTAATATCGCTTGTTGAATTTGCAGCTCCGGCACCTAAAACTCTAATGTAGGTAACAGCTGTTCTATTCTTCAACCATTCTCGAACCGCGTAGGGCCCAAACTTATTTTTATCAAGTAAACCAAATTTTCTTTCGAAATCGACAAATGACCCTAATGTAACAGGAACAAATGCTGGACCTTGGGCGGCAGTCCCAATAATCCCTGCAGGTACACCTTCGATTTCTACTGTTCTCTGAGTTAAATCAATTTCACGTTCGAAAAAACCCGGAGATCTGAATGTTTGTTCTGCCATTAATCTCTCCTAAACTTACCAATATAAGTATTCATTTGTACTTGTAATATCCTATTTTAATTATTCGTATTGTCTGTCAATTTCATTAACAATTCTTGCTGAGACGACAGATTCACCTGTTCGCTTGTTAGAATTAGTTATTCTTAAAAATTCTGTGTCACCTTCTTCAGAAAAAGGATTAGCAACAAAAGCCTCGATAACTTCATTGCTTTCGCCACGCCTTAATTCATTTTCTTCTATATTAGTTACGTCTGTTAGTACATGTTTTTCTATCTTTTGTTGCTCATTATCAGGTTGGAAATCTAAAGATACTTTGGCATTAACAGCGTTATATGAAAAGTCAATCATAGGTGCTGATGTGTAACTTCTCATTTGATTTGCTAGTCCGGACAACTTTGAATTTAAAATATAACCAGGTACTGTTAGGGAAAAGCTATATTTAATAATTCGCTCATCATCAGACATGCCATCAAAATTATTAGTAAAAGTAATACTGTCACCAACAAATGCAACTAATTCAAATCCTTCTTTAGTTTTCATCGCAAATTCCCCACCAGGAACGTCTATTTTATTTAAAAAATATTCGATCATCTGGTTTCCTTGTTGCATATATTGACACCAAAAAGTAACATTGTAACTTAGTGCTACAAAATATGGATAAGGCACTTGAATTATTTCAAAGATGTTTAAATTAACATCAGGTTTTAGATTAACTTGCGCATTTTTAGAAAAATTTAAACTATTTTTTTCTCGACGAGATGCTGTTTTAGCTGGCTTAGCAATTAAAGAATTGTCTGTGTCGACAAAGTTTTTGTTCGACGCAACGTTGTCTTGATTTTTCAAACTTTGTTTATTTAACATATTTTGAAATTGTCTATCTTTGGAAGAAAGTCTTTTTTTAACTACATAATTTGGCTGAGCTCGAAAAGATATAGCAGTACCTTTACCAGCTTGGCCTGGCCCAATGTCTATGTTTTCTCTGACTATTGATATCAATGGCAAGATATTTGTATTATTTTTATCTCGAATTGGATTTTTTCTTCTGGTAAGCGCAAATCTTTCACCAGTGGCAAATATTACTGGCACTTGTTTGACGGTACCTTTACTCGTCACCTCAAACTTTAAGTTTTCATTAAATAGATCAAATACAGCCCTATCAATATTTTCAATACCTATTGACGGGAAATCAAAATCTTCGGGTACATTGTTACCGTCAAAATCTTTTATGACGACTTTCTTTGGATCAATTCTTTTTCTACTCATATATTACTCATCATAAAATGAAGACCCAGCATCTGTTGAGTCACCTTTAGGAGATACTTCTTTTGGACCGCTTATCGGTTCATCAAGAACACCTTTTTTTTGCAAATCTCTCACATCACCTGTCTCGCCTAGCCTGTTAGATTTAAATCCGCGTTGCTGAACAAATGTTTCCTGTACAGCGTCGCTATCTGTGTATTCTTCAGATGTAGGACCAAACACTTTTGATAAAAATTGATCTTTTCTTGATTGTCTTCCTGTAATAGTAATAAACCTCTTATGCTCAATTTGACCAAAAATTGTCTGTGACAAAGGTGCTTTTATAATCTCAAAAAACGTGCTACCGTAAGAAAAGAAGTCGCCCTCTAATATTTCAATTCCTTTGTCTAATAAATCACGAGACTGGATGTAAGCTTCAATAGTATAGTATTCTTCAGATCCAAACCTGTCTGTTTTAATCTCTTGAGCATTGTACTTGACTAAACAATCTAATTCAATAGGTGACTCAAAAACCTTATCAGGACTTTCTTCATATATATCGTGAACTTTTGATTTAACTTCTGATATTTGGAACAAATAGATTTTTTGCCCGACAACATCTTTGATTACTTCTTTAGCTATGTCATTAATAAAATTTATTTCTCTGGGTGTTATAAATAAACGTGCCATGTGTTATCCTAGAAATATTGCTTTACCGTTAGGTACTGGTACATACTTAAGCTGTTTTTGTATTTGTTCAGCTCTTGTTGATTGAATCTCCATAAGTTTGTCGTAAGTCATAGAATCCAACAACTCACGTAATTTTTCTTTAAGTCCGTCGCGATCTGTTCTTCCATTAGATATTAAATCAGAACTATTAAGCGTGACATCAGAATTAGGCACGGGAATACTTCCAAACTTACCCCTAATATAACCTAGTTGTTCCATTGAAATTGCTAGAGTATAACTTCTGATCCACTGACGCCCTATACTATTGATACGATTGTACTGGACATTGCCAAACGGTAGATTGTTCATGTTAGATACACCATGAATAGTGTCATCTCGATAAGAAGGTTGTGTTGGGTCTGGATACTGTCTTATTCTAAAAAATAATTTTTTTGCACTAGTGGGTATTGGGAAAACTCTAAAATTAGTTCCCATTATTTTATATGAAAAGTTAGATCGACGTACTCTATTTGACAAATCTAATTGTCCACCTCTTAGTAAGTCTTCATAGACAGGTAATATATAAAAAACAGTTTCAGGAGTAAAAGACTCAAAACTAAACTCATTATTAAGATAGTTGATTGCTGATGTTGTGTCAAAAAATCTATATGCTGCTTGCGGGTTGTAGTGGAAAACTTCATCGATTTTAAGTTTACCCTTTGTATTGTCAAATAGCCCACCGTTGGTGCCAGTCAATTCTGTATACAGATTATAGTCCTGACGACCTAATTCTAGCTGAATCGATCCAGAAATAGAGTTGTACGAGCCTCCTATTCCTGCTTCCATCGCATAGGGTTCAGCAAAACGACTTAAAAATTCTAAGTTTTCACGAATATACTTTTCTTCGCTACCACTCATTATACTACCTGTTGCAAAACCAAGAAAATTAACTAATTGTGACTTAGCTTGGTATTGATTTAATATTGCACTGTATTCAAGTGTTGCTTCTTCAAAGTTACCCCATATTTGTTTTTTGGTTAGTTCAACTGATAGTATATCATCACCAAGCTTTCTCTTTACAAATGTGACAATATTATTAGCATCAGCTTTAAAATCATTTTCATTATCGTAAATACCAAACGGTGTTGGCAATGTTGTATTTGCAAATGTAGACATGCTGTTACCTCGCTATGTATCTATTTAATATATAGGCTAACTCAACTACAACTTTACGGACGATATCTACATATATCTTTTCGAAAGCATGTTTTCTAATATATTTTATTTACCTTGCCCTATCGCCACAAAGTAATTAACATAATAGTCTGTTAAATTTTCCATAATGTCTGTAACTGTTTTAAAAGAAAATTCCATTTGCACGTCACTTTCGACGTTTTCGTCTTCGATGTAAAAGGCTTGTATGTTGCCAGCATGCAATATTTCAAGCATATTTGAAACATTTTGATGAATACTGTCAGCAATGCGGCTATTCTCTATCATATCAACAATCATTTCTCTAACAATTTGCTGAAAGTCTAGCCCAGGCAATGATTCACATAACTCATATGACTGAATGATAAAACGCCTGTCAAAACTTCTTAACTGTGCTTTAATTTTGTCAGCGCCAGATTGCATCATGCCACCAGAGGTACTATTAATAGATTCACGAATAACTCGTCTTAATTTGTTTTTATTTATTTTCATTCTCCACCTCCGCCTCCGTCACCGAAGCCGCCTCCAAAATCTCCAAAGTCACTGCCTACATCATAATCATGATCTTCAGCGTCTCTGTGATATCCATACCCAAATACATATGGGTACAAACTATGCTTTTTCTTATTTTTTCTTTT